CAAAAAAACATAAAAAAATCGCCCTTTTAGGCGATTTCTGAGTCATTTTTACGTTCTTTTGACGTTTTCCAAAAATAATTCTCGTCATTTCCGAGTCCATCACGGTCATGTCCGTTCTCAACTTGGTAAAATACAGTCGAAACCTTAAAATCAGGTATTTTTGGTGTTTCTGGAGTTAAACTGTTGTCAAAAATACGAGTTCGATTGTTTGGATAGAGGCAAAACTGCCCTGTATCGAGTTCAATGAGGTTATGAGACTTATGTTCAGACGGATTTTCACTTGTTGAGTAGTCAACCGTGTCTACATCTTGATGATAGTTGTCTAAAGTGCAAATATAAGTGCCAGTTTGCGTCCCATAGTCCCTTGTTGCGACTTCATAGTGCATTGAACCAACAAATTGCTTTTGCACTGCTACAACTCCATAGTCCATACAGTTCCAAAACTGTAAATTATGAAGTTCCATGTCAGGGTCAGGTATCTCTGGTTCACTTAAAAACGCAGAAATAGGCAATTTATCATACATTGCCGCATATTCAGGTAAATAAGTCTCAAAATAGAATGCCCGACCAGGTATTGACTTTGCAGATACCCATACACCTTTTACAAACTCACCATGACCACTCTGATGGTCAGTTAGATACTCTTTACGCACCCATACTTCATAAGCAGGAAGATTACAAATTAGTGCTGGCATCGATTATTTTCCCTGCCCTCTATTCCTTTTACGAGCCGAGTTACGGGATGTTGCCGAGTATTTCGAGTGTTTGCCATTTCCTTGACGAGTTTTTTTAGGACGTGACTCTACGAATGTATCACCACTTAGTCCTGTTCTAGTTGCCATAATTAGTCTGTTGTAATTTCAGTTTTTATATCATTTGGATCAGGTAGACCTGTCTGATAGAATTCTATCGAAAGGTCTTCTAGTCTCTCAAACATTTCATACTCTGAAAGATTAGAAAATATTACCTTATCCTTTATAAGAATATTATATAAC